AGCGTTGCTAAAGCGCCAGAAAGAGACCCGCGCCGCGCCATGGATTGATTCCTGGTTTGGTCGCGGATATCTATTCCAAAACGCGTTAACCGCCTAGCCATATAGTCACCGATCCCCAACTGGACAAATGTGTTCAGAAGGGGCTCGACGACGATGGACCGGTCGGTCTTTGCGCTTTTTGGGACGAAGCTAAGCTTGCCTGGATGTATTTCCACAGACAGCTTGACCGTCTCGGACTCCCCGAAAGGAACCCAAGAGGGCACCTCAGCCAACACGTCAGCGACGATTGGAATGAGGTCCTCGCTACAAGAGAACACCTGCGAAAGCTTGCGCCTTGCGGATGCATTCTTCTTTTTAACGTTTGTCGTCGCTCCTGGTCCAAAGTGAAGCTTTAAAGCCTCAAGACTAGGCAGGTCACCTAGGATTTCTGCGATTTTCCGCTGAGCCGTAAACAAAACGGACTCAACGTCAAGGGGAAAATAGAATCCCCCTTGAGCATATTTCCTAAATAGCCTGTTCGTCTCAAGGCAAAGTGTCTCACTCTGCTTGAACTTCTCATACGCGATAGCCTGCCGGTCAACACCCAGGTCTAGGTCCTGTCTTTTTTGGAAAAAGGCCAGGACCTGTCGTAGATGTCGAGCATCAGCGATACTAATTCGCGTGTAGTCGAGTTCAAGACCACAGAGAGTGCTATAATCAAGACGGCTAACCGCCTCAACAACAGCAGCACTCTGATCGCTCTCTGCAACATGAGAGAGGTGCCAGAAAGCAAGCGAGCGTAAGAGCTCGCTCGAGTCACTTGACGTGAACTCCTGGTCATAGCGTGTAATGCGCATAATAGTCCTTTAAGGAGGAACTAAGACCCTCGAAGACAGACACGACGGTTAAGTCGGAGCTGCCAACGAGTCGAAGAGCTCTGAGAACGGCCCAGCAGTCGCAGCTGCCACCGAAGTGGAGATGTTGCCGCTGAGGTTCACAGAAATCTGACGAGCAAGGCGTCGCCCTGTTACGTCAGACCGCTCATGGAAGAACCCGGTGTTGGTCATCGTGTTCTCATAAGCGACCTTCGGCGCTGCGGTGTAACCCGCCGCGTTCTGGCCAGAAACCGTCTCCATGACGGGGACGACCACCCGGCTCTCGACTTTGTAGACTTTGCTCTTGAGGAGCTCGATCGACATCGTCAGGCGCACCTGAGCGTACTCAGGCACGGAGGCCAAGGCCTCGCGCCACTCTGCCACGACTTTGCCCGCCGAGCGGGTCACTGACTTGGCCACAAGAGTATGCGCAACCGGGGTTGAAGCACCGTCGTAGACGGTGATTGATGCAATGGCAGACATGTAGTCTCCAGATTAGACCCTCGCAGCTTAAGGAACTGCGATTGATTACATTAGGGCTTGAAGCCCTGCAAAAGAGCGACTGCATTGGCGCAATGTTGCCAAGACAGCACCGAGCTCAGCGGCTTCACGCCGGGGAGCGGGATCGATAGAGACGATGAAACGGTCCGAACGGACGTAATATCAGACTGTCGCCAAATCGGCTGCACCGTTACCGGTGACAACGAAGAGGTCTGAACAGCATGACACTGCGTCACGGTGAACCGTGAAGTAATCGTCTTGACGTAAGAGGCTTGCAACGATTGCGCAAGGCCTCGAGCGCTAAGGTACGCGCCAACTGGTATGACCCAATCGGCGACGAACGACCAGGGAAGAAGTTCCCAGGCAACACTTAGCGGGTCCGTTAAGCCGGCGAGAGCCGGAACGTCAACTTCCCGAACGCGAGCAATGAGCTGTCCATAACAGACATTCTCACCCGCATCGGCAAAGAAGTAAAGCGGAGACGTAGTAGTCAAACCGCCCTTCTTTTTAAGCCGGACCTTGTACGACTGCTGGTAACCAAAGTTTAACTTTTGGGCTAGAAATTCAGCCCCTGAGTGTATATCTTGGACCAGCGGTTTCCATCCATACTGGAGTTCCAGCCACATGTTGGAGGCTGTGCGACGAACTCCTCGCGGCATCCTACCGTGGGAACCCGTGAGCGCATAAAGCGCTCCCGAGTAGTCCAGACGCTTTGCTGCGTTCAGACCTCGATAGATACGCGTAGCGGCATCAGCTATAAGACGGAGGGTTTGATGACCCTCGCCA